CATTTATACCTTGATGATACGTATTTGGATGCTCACAATCGGCAATTACATTGTTTATTCTTACTTCAATAGTTTCATCAAAATTATTTTTTGATCTTCCATACGCAAATGTATTAATACCTACTATGGCAGAATCAAGAATAGGTTTACTTATTCCTGTAACACCAAAAAATTGATTATTTGATTTTGAAGTATATGAAACAATACCTGTTGTAGTATCATTAAATGTTACAAATAGTGTTCCGCTTGTTGAAAATCCGATGGTTGAATCAACATCAAGCACAGTCAAACCAATTCCAGCTTGACCAATCAGTCTTGTTTTTGGTTGAACCCCAAATGCTCCATATATTGACCCATCTACTCTAATATCTTTATTAGATCCAGCGTCTAAACTTAATCTATAAAATGTTTGACCTGTGCCGGTAATTATTGTTTCAACATTAGAAATAGGAGCATATGCCCTTTCTTGATCATCATATGCATCTTGAAAAAGACTCATCAACTCAAGGTTGACTGGATCGCCTTTAATTGGTTCTACGACCAGATCATTAGTTATATTATATTGAGCATTTGAAGGAGTGAATAAAAACTCACCAGGTCTTACAATTCTAACATTCTCTGAGTAAAGTGCTTTAAATAAAATTTCGTAAGATCTATCAGTCCCCTTACTTAGATAAAAATCTTTTGAATTTTTAAGAAAAACGTTTTGATTCAAATTTTCATTAAATGGACGTTCTTCAAGTCCTGGTAAAATTTGAGATTTTGTTTTAGTTAAAAACTCTTTTAAAAATAAATTTGATAAATTTTCAACTCTAGATCCAAAAGTATGTGCAGCACCAACACTTGTATCAAAGACTAATTGCTCGGGATTTGAAGAAGATGAGTATGATGTAATACCACTAAAACCTCTTACACATCCGGTGAATGCTGATTTTGTTTTTCCAGTGTAAGTAATAATTTCATCATCGATCTTTAAAAGACCATATGAATCAGGAAACCCATCAGTTCCAGTAGGATTTTTAGAAAGATCAATACTAATGACATTTTCAAATGAATTAAGAACTGTGCTTAATCCAACAGATGTTGATAAGTTTGTCGTCTCATCTATTTTAACGTACTTATCAATATTCTGAAGTAAATCAAGGGGAGCTCCTTGATATTCTTGCGCGATATAATATTGCTTTAAAAATTCAGTTACTAAAGGATAGTCCTCTCTTACATATTGAGGAACTTGATTTTTTACAATCGAATTGATTTTAATTCTTTTCTCTGACATTTTATCCTATTTGATTAGTAACCGCTTCCGCCGCCTGATCCAGATCCACCTGTTGATGATCCAGAGGTGCTAACGGTAGTTGAAGGTACAGATGTTGTTGTGGTTGTTGTAGTCGGTCTAGCACTTGTTGTTGTTGATGTAGAAGTTCTTACGATAGACCCTCTACCACCCTCTCTTACAAGATTACCGTTTGGATAACTTGAAGTTACAATATAGTTTGATCCTGCAGGATCTAATCCTGAAGAAATTTCATCCACAACAGTTTCAAAATTACTGTTACTTATATCTAGTTGTAAATAAAGATCCTGTAATCCGATAACATCATTTGAACTAGGAGTTGCTTCTATCTCAATAATTGTTTGTCCATCTTTTATCATACCTCCTTGAATATTTACAGGATTAATCGTAATAACTCCATTTATATAATTAATCGAACCAACGTTTCTTCTAACTATCGATGGTAATTGTGACCCAACATTAGGAAGAGTAAAGAAGAAAAGAGTTCCGGTTTCTCTATTTGGTCTTGGTAAATCTCCTAAGTATACATCTTGTGAAATTCCATCAATTTTAAAAGCAGAAGTTTTGATGTTAAATCCATCAGGATCTTTTACTTGAAACTTATTACCAAATCCAATTTGATATTCTGCAAAAGCATTTAGAACAACTCTTAAATCTCTTCTCATACGAAGAGTGGTGATATTTGATGTTATTGCCTCATGACTATCATCAACAATTTTTAAAAACTTACTATATTTAAACCTCGCGCCATATTTGTTAAGTTCAGTTGATTCTGCATACTTATTAGTATTTGTTTGCACGGTTGAGGACACAAATGCAGGTGATTGTGCCTTATTAGTATTGAAGTATACTTTTGAATCAACTTCAATATACAGATATTTTAGATCAAGTATTTCTGGAACGATACCTGCAACAGCAAATTTCTTTAATTTACTTTTTATATTTTGTTTAATAAGGTTAGGAAGAAAATCACCTGTTCTAGGTTTGATACTGATAAAAACTTTTCCATATTGTGGCGGAATCAATTCTTCGCCACCAAAAACAGAAATAGATTCAGTTTCTGGATAAATTTTAGATGGAATTATTGTTTCATAATCACTTGCTGTTAACGCTCTATTTTGAGCAGCATAGATCCTTGGGGCATACCTACGAATAGACTCCACAGACTCGATTGTATCGCCCCCAGAGGACGTTAAACCAGTTGTTAGGAGTGATATGCCCGATGTGACGGTATATGTCTGTGCGTTTCTTGTATACGCTAATCTTCCCGAAAACTGGAATGAAGAAATACCGTTTCCAGAGTCTCCATCTGATACAATGTAATTTGCAGTAATGTAATTACCTTCTTCAAGTGCTTTACCAAAAATATTGTCTCCAAAGAAAATCTCATATCTTTCATCAGAGATTTCTTGAAGGAAATATGCTTTTGACTCTCCACCAATATCAAATAAACTATCTTGATTAGAGTATTTTGTTAAAGCAGAGGAATTTTCGTTATTTTTTACCGTTACAGAAATAAGAGACGTATCAACACCAGAATTTGGTAAAATAAACTTTTGATTAGGAATTCTAGTACTATATGTAAAATTAGAACTTAATAAAGTTCCCTCATAAATTGAAATATCATCAAAACTTGCTATATTATTGAATACAGGGACTGAAATATCATCTAAAATACAAAATGTTTTAGATTGATTTCCAAAACTACCAGTTGTTGTTGCTACAATACCTTTATGAAGGGTGATTGTTGCCGGGGTGGGTGAAATATTACTTGTATCTACAAAAAAACTAACTGTTGCTCTTGATGATTTCTTAGATCTAGGAACATACCCTATATTTCTTGCTAAAGCAACAATATTTTCTCTTAAAGTTGCAGTATCAATAAAAACCTCATTCGCAACCATGTTTGCGTTGTATGAGGAGATATAAGTATTGTATGCTAATACATCAAGAATTGTTGAAAGGTTCGATCCTTCAAAGTCATAATCCGTAAAATTGGAATTTGACTTAAGATAATCTTTAAGTGTTGTTTTAACTTGATCGAAATCTAAGTTAGTGTAATTAGCGAGTGGCATTTTTTATCTATTTGACTGCAAGACGAATTGTAACTCTTGAGGTGGGATGTCAGCTCCAACAATGTCATATCTAATAATTACATCAAATGTATTCCCATCAAAGTCAGGAAGAACTTTAACTTCCCTTAAATTAACTCTATCTTCAAAATTAACAATTGATCTTTGAATTTGATCTCTTATATTTGAAGCAGAAATATCATCGATATTTTCAAATAAGGATTGACTTACATCAGAACCAAAGTCCTCTTGAAAAAACTTTTCTCCAGGGACTGTAAAAACAATATTACGAATTGATCTGGAGATAGCATTTTCATTTTTAAGTGCAATCAAGTCATCATTTAAGGGATTTGCCTTAAATGACATGCTAATATCCTTAAATCCTTGACTTACCCTTTCTAGAGGCACAAAAATACGGCGATTATAACTTATTTATTAAGGCATTTAATTAAAATTCATTCAACGTCTGAGAAGGAATAATAGTGTACTCCTCTTCAGTCTCAAATATCTCAGTATTTTTGCGAGAATCGCGTTTTTTAGGAGTTTGATCATCATTAGCAATCTCTCTTAGCATTTTTTGATGCTGATCATTTGCTAAATTATCTAAAAAATCATGATTGGTCATCATTGTTCTCCTTTTTTGGTGAATTTTCTTGTTCTTTTGCTGTTTTCCAAAAATATTCGTCTTCACGACCCATTCCAAGTCGATCAAACCCATTTTCAACCTGATAATATTGAGTTGATACCTTAAAATCGGGCATCTTGGGATCAACAGGTGTTAAACTATTGTCAAAAATCCTCATTCTGTTATTTGGATACAGTGCATACTGTCCATTATTTAATTCAATTAGATTATGTGACTTATGTTCAGCAGGATTTTCACTTGTTGCATAATCAATAACCTCAGGATCTTGATGATAGTTGTCTATTGTACAAATGTATGTACCTTTTTGTGTGCCAAAGTCACGAGTATATAATTCATAGTCCATACTACCAATAAATTGTTTCGTAATTGATACAACACCATAATCCATACAATTCCAAAATTGTAAATTAGGTAAATTCATATCAGGATCAGGTAATTCAGGTTCAGATACAAATGCACTAATAGGTAACTTATCATACATTGCAGCATACTCAGGTAAATAAGTCTCAAAATAAAAAGTGCGCCCAGGAATCGACTTTGCCGATACCCAGACGCCTTTAACAAATTCACCATGACCACTTTGATGATCAGTTAGATATTCTTTACGAACCCATACTT